TAGACCAAGACGAAGCGGAATATTTATTGAGTGAGATACGAGCCATTATTAAGAACGACAAGCGAGTAAAGGGTGGTAAGAAGATGGTTTTAGAAAGCTATTCAGACTATCCTGATGCGGTTAAAAACAACGCTAAAAGAGGTTTAGAATTAAACGAAAAGGTAAACAACAAATGTGCTACGCAAGTTGGTAAGATACGAGCGCAACAATTAGCACAAGGCAAACCTATTAGTTTAGAAACTATAAAACGTATGTATTCTTATTTGTCAAGAGCAGAAGAATATTACGATGAGGGTAATACAGAAGCTTGTGGTACTATTTCATATTTGTTATGGGGTGGTAAGGCAGGTTTACGTTGGGCTGAAAGTAAATTAAAAGAGTTAGAAAATGCGTAAACAAATAGCGGTTAAAGTAATTAAGCCAAAGGTAAAACGTAAAGGCATACACGCTAAAAGCAAAACAAGTTTACTAAAGTCAAGTAAGAACTATAAGAAACTAAACAGGGGACAGGGCAGATGAGATTTAAAAAATTCTTTACACCAAGTAGAACAAGTCCAAAAGGTGGGCGTAGAGCTTGTTTATGCGAAGATAATACCTATTCTATTAAATGTTGTGATGGTAGTTTAAGAGCGCAGGGTATAGGTACAACAACGAAACAATTTGATTATCTATTGCAGGAAAACACCGACTATATACTACAAGAGAATAACAGTAAAATAATATTGTAATGGCAGATAAAAAAATTACACAATTAAACAACGCAACCGCTTTAGTTGGTACTGAAATTTTAGTAGCAGTTCAAAATGGAGAAACAAAACAAACAACAGTAAATAAAATAAAAAACACTTTAGTACCTTATAATTTAACTGTTCAAGCGGGACAAACTGTAAATTTAAGTTCTTCAATATTTGAACAAGCTATGTTAATTAAATTAACTTGGAGTGGTGCAGGTGGTAATATGACTTTAAATTTACCAAGCGCATCTGACAATATAAATAGAGCAATTAGATTTATTTCTAATGGTGGCTTTGACACAAATACAAGAGTTTACTTAACACCAATAGGTGGGGATACTTTAGATGGCACGACTAACTATTATCAAATAAATAAAACCTATGAGGGTATAAAGATTTGGAGTGATGGAAGCGAGTGGTTTATTATTCAAAAGAAAGCCTAAAAATGCAAAATTAATTTTTAACCATTATATATTAATATGAACACGAACGATATGATTAGCAAAATCAAAGAAGTTCTAAACTTATCACAAGAAGTTAAGTTGGAACAACAAGCGTTAGACAACGGTACTGTTTTAGAAGCAGAAGCGTTTGAAGCAGGTAATGAGGTTTTTATTATTACCGAAGATGAAAAAATAGCTGTTCCTGTTGGAGAATACCAATTAGAGGACGGACGTATTTTAGTAGTAGCTGAAGAGGGTTTAATTTCTGAAATCAAAACTGAAGAAGCTGAAGAAGAAGTAGAAGTAGAAGCTGCTGAAGAAGAAAAAGAAGAAATGAAATATGCTACTAAAGAAGAATTGGCAGAGGTTAAATCTATGCTTGAAGAAATTAAAGCAATGCTTGAGCCAAAAGAAGAAATGAGCGCAGATGAGTTAGGAAACCTTATGACTGAAGAACTTTGCAAACACGAAAAAGTGGAATTAAGCGAAGTGCCTGAAGAAGTACAAGCAGAACTTAACCAACCTGCTGCCGAGCCAATTAAGGCAAACCCTGAAACAAAACAAAACCTATCTAAATTCAATATCTCACAAAACAGAAGAATGAGTACTTTAGATAGAGTAATGGCAAAATTTAATTAATAATAAACAACTAAAAACTAAAATAAAATGAGTGTATCAATTACTTCAACTTATGCAGGTGAATTTTCGGGCAAGTATATTGCTGCTGCCTTATTATCTGCTGACACATTAGACAAAGGCGGTATCACAATTATGCCTAACGTTAAGTATAAGTCTGTAATCAAAAAGGCTTCAACTGACGACATCGTTAAAGATGCTTCTTGTGGATTTGAACCAAATCAAGGGACTTTAACTTTAACTGAAAAAATCCTACAACCTGAAGAATTTCAAGTAAATTTGGATATTTGTAGAAAAACGCTACATCAGGATTGGGAGGCTTCTCAAATGGGATATTCTGCTTTCGATAACCTACCTGCAAACTTTTCTGATTTCGTATTGGCTCACGTTGCTGCTAAAGTAGCTGACCGTACAGAAAGAAACATTTGGTCAGGCGATACAAACACTTCAGGGCAATTTGATGGATTTTCTACTTTATTATCTGTAGATGCTGATTTACCTGCTGCTAACGAAATTGCAGGAACAACTGTAGATGCTTCAAACGTAGTTGCACAGCTTGGATTGATTGTAGATGCTATCCCATCTGCTGTTTATGGTAAAGAAGATTTACATATTTACGTTGCACAAAACATCTATCGTGCTTATGTTCGTGCTTTAGGTGGATTTGGTGCTTCAGGTGTTGGTGCTAACGGTTACGACAATAAAGGAAACAACCAAGTACTTGGTGATTTGTTCTTTGATGGTGTTAAGTTATTTCCAACCGCAGGTTTGGCTGACAATACTGCTATTGCTGCTGAAAAATCTAACTTGTTCTTCGGTACAGGTATCTTAAATGATATGAACGAAGTAAGAGTTATTGATATGGCTGAAACTGACGGAAGCCAAAATGTAAGAGTTATTATGCGATTTACTTCAGGTGTACAGTATGCTCAAGTAGGGGATATTGTTACTTATGGTATCACAAACTCTGCAAACTAATAATAATTAATTAACTAACGTAGAAAGGGGTGGGGAGTTCGCCCTACCCTTTTTTATTTAAAAACACTTTAAAAATATGGCTTGTTCATTAACAACAGGAAGAAAAGTACCTTGCAAAAGTGCGGTAGGTGGTATTAAAACCATTTACTTTGCTGATTATGGTACGCTAGGAGATGCTACTATTGTATCGGGTGAGATTACTGCATTAGCAGGAACGCCTACTTGGTTCCAATTTGATGTTAAGGGTAATTCTTCATTAGAAACTGCTATCAATTCCTCAAGAGAGAATGGCACTACTTTTTATGAAAGTACACTTAACCTTACATTGACTTTCCAAGACAAAGCGACACAAGAAGAACTAAAACTAATTGCACACGCAAGACCACATATTGCTATCGAAGATTACAACGGAAACTTTTTCCTTATGGGATTAGAACACGGTGCTGATGTAAACGGTGGTACTATCGTAACGGGTGCAGCTATGGGAGATTTAACAGGATATACATTAACTGCGGTTGCACAAGAAACTGCGCCACCTTATTTTGTTACTCCTGCGGTTATTACTGATGATGCTTCTGCAACACAGATTGACCCAACTGCATAATTTGAATATAATTAATTAGGGTTTTAAATTAAAGGGTTATCTTTTTAGGTAGCCCTTTTTTTATATCCGTACAATACAAAATATTTATTTTTTGTTTATATATAAGTATGAAGTTAATAGGCACAAGCGGAAATAAGACTTTTAAGATAATACCAAGACAATATATTGAGGGTGGTATTACAGTAAAATTAACAAGCGAAAGTACAGGAACAACTGTAACGGTAACACCTACTGCAACTACTGATAAAAACTATATGAGTTTTGATGCGGTTTTTGGAACTTTAACAGAGGGTGATTTTTATATACTTGAAGTAAAAAACGGTGATGAAGTAATATACAAAGACAAAGTATTTTGCACAGACCAAACAATAAACCAAACTAACAACGATTACTACTCTATTAACAAAGATGAGTATGTACAAGAAGATAGTTTTGATAACGATTATATTATATTATGAACGATTTAAGAGTAGTAAATTTAAGCACATATACAAGCCCACAAATTGTAGAAAAAAGTAATAAGGAATGGGTGTCTTACGGTGCTGATAACAATTACTTTGCCTATCTAATAGACCGATACAATGGTAGCCCAACAAACAACGCTATTATAAACGGTATTAGCGAAATGATTTATGGCAAAGGGTTAGATGCTTTAGATAGTAATAAAAAGCCCGAAGCGTACGCTAAAATGATGACTTTATTTCATAAGGATTGTGTACGCAAATTGTGTTATGATTTAAAGTTAATGGGTCAATGCTCAATGCAAGTTATTTACTCAAAAGACCGTAAAACTATTGCACAAGTAGAACATATACCCGTAGAGAATTTACGAGCTGAAAAATGCAATGACAATGGAGAAATAGAAGCGTATTACTATTCAGACGATTGGACTAAAGTAAAACGGGCTGATGAAACAACACGCATCCCTGCTTTTGGATATTCAAATGAAGCAATAGAGATAGTATATGTTAAGCCATACAGAGCGGGTTATAAATACTATTCAAGCCCTGACTATCAAGGTGTTTTAAGTTGGTGTGAAACTGAAGAACAGGTATCAATATTTCATCTCAACAATACTGCTCATTCTTTCAGCCCTAATACTCTTATACAGTTCAATAATGGTACCCCTTCTGCCGAAGAACGCCAAATGTTAGAAAATCGTATAGCACAAAAATTTACAGGGGTTAATGGTGCTAAATTTATTCT